CAAAGATATTGCCAGTGGCTTGCGTAGTGCTTTGAACAGATGTTATCTCAATCTCGGCCCCATGATAGCGAAGCGTAATACCATTGTGATCGCCATTTGTAGCAAAGTAAGGGTCAGATGTAGTTAAGGTAACACCATTCCCCTGAGTAGCGGAGACTGCTAGAGTAGTTCCTTGACGATGAAAGTTATAATAAGGCTGGTATATCTTTGTTAAGTCAGACCTAGCATCAAACACAAACGGCTCAACTTGAAACGAGCTTAAAGATAAACGCACAATCTGCTGCGGAATAAAGGTTGGATGGCAAATAAACATAACATCGCCAGCTTGAGCAAACGTAAACTCATGCAAATATGTGTCAGTAAACTTTAAGGTATTCCCGTTAATGTCTTGAGTTAAAGTGTTTACTAAGCTCAAGACGCCAGTAAGAGGATCAATGAAAAAGAACTTTAGCTTTTGATGTTCAAGGGAAACAACATAGCGTTCATCATCAGAGAATATAAACGGCAATAAACGTGACTGCTGTGTCTTAGAGTTGTTAAGAACAATATCGTTTTGATAAATGCTGCGAAGCCCAGCACGCTTGATTACCCCACCCTCCGCTCGAAGGAAGAAGTTCTCAATACGCTGCGCTGAACCTATGTAAACCGCAGAGTCGGTGCGAGAGTACAACGAAGGGCTAACTTCCCCATAAGAGAAGTTTGTTACTGGAACCCGTACCTTCTGCATTAACTGCGCCTTTCAGCAATAAACCTTGATGTCGATAGCTTGCGCGTTGTCTGCTGCTGTGAGTCTAGTGTACGCGCTCGCATCATTGTTAGTTGAGCTTGCTGACCCATTAGCTGTGCCAAGCTAGCGTCTTGAGCTAGAGAGGAAGCAAACACGGAAGCTAGCTCAAACTGAACCGCTACTACAAAATATGAGGGCCAATCTTGTTCGCTTGCTCTGAATGTATAATCGAGGACTACCTCTGAGGTGTCACTTGTATCGCAAAATATCTTGTCACCGTAAGTCTGATACTCAATGTTAAAGTCATTAACAGTAACAGCGTGGAGCATTAATGAGTCTGAAGGTATTTGATACGCAGCGGTATATCTGCCAGTAGGCGAATTAGATAAGCGATTAAGAACTGATTGGTTTGTAGCAAAACGCCAGCGACAGTTTACTAATGCCGAGCGTGCTATGTCTTCATACATGTTACCCGCGACCAGCGCTTCACTTGTTCCATCCTCAAAAGAAGTAATAGGCTCTGCACCGATTAAGATGAGAGCGCGACTAGATACGTCAATTGGGGTGTTAGCCGAGGTACTTAGGACAGCCATGTAAATCCTCCAAACGGAAAGAGAGGGGGGAGCTTCCTCCCCCCAATCAACTTAGTTGTTGTCGAGAACTTCATAGATACCGTTATCGTCGATAACAACAGCACCCATAGACATCATTGACGTTGCAAGGTGTGCAACTTTCTCAGGAACGTAGTTAACTTCTGTCTTAACGTCAGAGTTAACACCGAGACCAATAGCGCGTGTGTGATAAGCAAAGTTTTTGCCACCAGCTACAGCGGATGTTGAGAAAATCTTGAAGCCCAAGAACTCTTTCATTGTCATACCGCCAGCAAACGGAAGCTGCTGTGGTCCAACGTAGTCGGATGATGCGAACTCGTTGATATTAAACAAGTCAGCAAAACCAGCTGGAGACATAGCAAGATAACGATTCCCATCTTCTGGAAGGTCTGCTGTGCCAAAGGTTTCAAACAATGTAAGCAAGTCAGCTTTTGCAAGAGCGCCAGTGGTGTCAGCAATTTGAGTTGAGTTTGCACCAGCATCCATTGCAGTAGCAATGATTTCATCAGTCTTGCGACCAAGTGCAGAAGCCGCAGACTCAGCAACAGCTTGACGCTCGTTGATGTTCATCTTCAGCTCATCGAGCTTATCAATAAACTCAGCTGCGTAGAAGTCAGCCATCGTTGCTTCAACAGTTGTGTGCGCTAGCTCCATAGTAGTTACGTTGCCGTTGCGCGATTTGGTTGATGCCGCACCTGTGCCAATCTTCTGAAAGCGAGATACAGAAGCAGAGGTGTTTGTGGTACGAATTGTATTGCGGAGCTTGGAACCCATGCGCTGATAAGCAAGATGCACATCGGTTTCAAACTGTTTGATAAATGCTACGTCAATTGTGTTAGCCATTTGAACAGTCCTTGTTAAAGTTTATCGGGTTTGCATCTTGGGTATCCGTTCAACATCCTCAACGAAGGTATCCTTTCGGGCTTCTCAGTGCATTACGGGCCTTGATGTTCTAGGTGAAACATTGTTTTTAATCGGATTGCAACGCACAAACTCAATATATTTGTGATCGCGTTGCTCAAAAGTGCCTACTGGCTCGAACCCAAGGGACGATGCCCAGTTAAGCATTATCGGAAACTCTGATAAGATAGACATACATAGCCTTGGATATGTTCTGTCAAAAAATCTAATTATCATACGCGAACCAATTATAAGTAAGCGAAGGTTTTTCTTAACCTCATTAGTAAACACACAAAAGAACTGAGGTAATTCTATCGTAGTATCAAAGAGTACGCCTGTTACGCAGAGTATTGGGCCTCCTTCGCTCTTAACAATGTATGATTCAGAGACATGCATCATCTCCAGGATTGCCTCTTTAGGGCTGTCATAACCTAAACAGTGAAGATCATACAGACCTTCGGGTGGAAGGTTGGAGCAGATTTCGTCTACATGGCTATGGAGTAACGGAGTAAGATAAAACTTACCCCGCTGAATAATTTTTATATCATCCATAAAGTTTTTTAAACCCAGACTGCACTTGCTTGACGTAGTTGTCATCTCTTGTACGAGGGTTCCAGTATCTTTCATCCCGCATCATCTCGTTTAAAGACGCTTCGGTGAGAGCATCGGCAGTTCCTGTTTCTACGTTCATTGAAGGCTCTTTCATTGCAGACATGATTGCCTCAAGGGCAATGATGCCATCAGCGCCTTCGCACATACGTTCAACCGCTGACATTGCATCTTTTGGAAAGAACTTGTTAGCAAACAAAGATGCAGCTTCAATTCTAGCGTTAGCATTTTCGCCAAGATGTTTAGCCTCTGCCTCAAGATTAGGTTGCTCTGGCATTGACTCCATGTAAAGCTCAATACCTTTTTGAAACTCTTCTTGGTTGTAGCCATTCTCAAGGCAGTGATCGGCCCAATTTTTTAGTGCATCGCTCTCCAATGCCTCTGCTTCATCAATAAAGTCAGGCAACTCATATTCACCAGATGTAGCTGGTACGCCCTCCTTTGGTGCAGACATCTCTTCTTTTAAGCGATCACGAATAGCGTCTTCCTTTTCGCCAATCTTGGACTCAAGACTTTTATACGCGCTCTCTAAATCTTCTGCGCTTTTATATTTACCAGCAAGCAAGACATCTTCGGATGGAGCTTCTGCCTCTGGCTGCACCTCTGTGCTTTCCGTAGCGTCAACTTGAGCTTCGGATGGCACCTCGGTCTCTGTGGGTTTTTCAAGAAGTGTGCTTTGTTCAGACATCATTTTTCACCTTATGCGAATGATTAATACGAGACTCAATCAGGCCAACAATATATCGCTGGCCCTCTAAGTGTCGTAACTCTTCTGTTGATACATTTGGGCCGTTAACCATTTCGATGGTAATTGACCTCAAGTATTGCAAGACCGCCTTACCTGATGGCTTCCCGAATACTTCAGCGACATTAAGACTAATCTCTCTATCGCGCTGCAATGGGCGTTGAATACCATCTACGCCCACATGAACCTTTGCTTTTTCCAAGCGCTACTCCAACTGTTGTGGTGCAGCCCCCATTCCAGCTTGTTGCTGTTGTGACATTTGCTGCATCATTGCAACTATTTCTTTACGCTCTGATTCGTCACGAATCAAGTTATCTGGTACACCAAATTTTTTCGCAAGATATGCAGCAGCTTCCTCTGAGTTGACTAGAACCTGTGTCATTTCTGGCCCAAAGGCAGATTGAGCTAGTTCCATAAAGCGAGAAATGGATGTAATATCAGAGTTTGCTTGGGCTTGAGCCAGTGGGGAAACAGAGCGAACCTTAACCTCTCGACCATTCACAGTAGGTAGATCAATACGTCCCTGCTTCTTTAGAATATAGATTACTCGTTGCAGTACAGGCTGCACTAACTCAGC